GATTTTGAAAAACTAAAAAACTAAAAAATGAAATCAGAAAAAAGAATATTATCAACAATAAGTTCATATGGATGTTTAATAATAGCCATTACAAGCGAAAACAAAATTATATCCTTGATGTTTCTTGCAATTGCAATAATTTGGTTTATTAGATATTTAAGAATAAAAGATGAACCCAAAAACTAAAAAAGATGTTTAATAAATTAGTCAGAGATGTTTCAATTATTATAGTCATTGTAATAATTATTGTAATGATAGCAGGCTTTTTATTTGGTAGATATTTTAATTCTTAAAGTTTTGTTAAGTGTAGTTTTTAGCCTTGTTATTAGTATTATATTTGTGCAAGCAATAACGCTAAAAACAAAACTAAAACCATGAAAACTTACAAAACAAATTTGCGTAAAATCACATTGAAAGAAGAAAAAACCGAATATAAAAAAAGTAAAATCACATCTTCAAAACACGCCCACGAAGTAATGAAGCCATTTTTTGAAAATGATATGACAATATGCGAAAGCTTTTATATTTTGTTTCTGAATAATGCTAATAATACAACGGGGTATGTGAAAATAAGTCAGGGAGGAATCACGGCAACGGTAGTTGATATAAGAATTGTAGCAAAGTATTGTGTTGAAACGTTAAGCCCAGCAGTTATTATTGCGCACAATCACCCAAGCGGAAAACTACAACCAAGCCATGAAGATATAAAAATCACAAAAAGACTAAAAGAAGCTTTAAATTTATTTGATTGTAGGGTATTAGACCATCTAATTTTGACAGAGGAAGGCTATTATAGTTTTGCAGATGAAGGAATACTTTAAAACCCATTACCACCACCAACCCGTAAGCCCTTGCGAGTTTATGGGTATCTAATTTAAAACTAAAACCATGAAACCAAACAATTTTATTACCAGCGTTCAAACCCACCTTTTAGAAAAGTTCGAAGAAAAAGGAATCATCTGCACATTTGATTTAAAAGGAGAAAATAAATCCTTAGCAGCTGATTTTTTAGCGTTGAAATATAACCCTAAAAAAGTAACTTTAAAAACAATTAATAAATTCATGCATTTTCCTTGCATAAATAAAATCGTAATTAATAAAACAGAAATTTTTCACCTTTAAAAACAAAACCATGAAAACATTAATTCACATCACGTTACTAATTGCCTTTATTTTTATCTTTACTTTCTGCGGATGGGTATTTTATCAAACTAATATTTTACTTGATATATGGGTAATTAGCTTTATTTCATTACTTGTTTTAATGTGCTTTATCGCAATAATAAAAACCGAAAGCAAACCAAACCCAAGAGACGAAGATTAACAAGGGTAATATGGTTAGTGGCTTTTTAGCCATTAAATATATTACGTGTTGTATGTCTGGTACGAATTTAAATCACAAAACTTAATTATAAAAACGAACCCTTTTTCTTCTTTTTTTCCCAACGCACAATTAATAAGAAAAAGAACCAGTAAAGTAAATAAAATAACTATATTTGTAGCGCTTCTTATATTTTCATAATTTTTTTTTTTAGAGTTAGTCCAAAAACGCCTTAAATTTATTTTTAAGGCGTTTTTATTTCGTCTATTTTTGAAGTGCTGATATCCGTTGTAACTGGAACTACTACATAAGCACCCCCAAGAGAACCAATGGCCGTAGCTATTTTAGCCAATTCAGCATTTAAAGCAGTATCCGAAGCAGTCAAAGAAGATGAAAGAGCGTTAAACCTAACTGCATTATCAACCGCTCCACCTATCTCGCATGTTCCATCAGTTTTTAAATGAATTGAAAAACTCAAAGCGCCGTCTAAAGATTGCGAAAATATGCGTTTTTCTCCCTCCTCTGCTACTTGATTAGTATTTATATACCCTATTATAACTGGCTCGGAATTAACCGCTGTGGGCGAGTATATAGCAGTCATGTTTTTTAAAGGTTGAGAATCATCGCCGTAATTAGCAGATACTTTTGCGGTTTTAGCTCCGTATTCTTCAACCTTTAAAATGCGTTTTCCTCCTTCAATTATAAAATCTCTTACTTTGCTAAATGTTATCATTTTAAATATATATTTCTACGTTTTTGTTATCATATTTTTTGTGTGTTTTATTGCATGTCAAAAATATTCGTTGGAGTTCCTCCTGTAAAAGCTTCGGGAGTTAAACAATTAATACTCATTGTGTCGCCTAAACTATCCTCTTTGTAATTAATTTCATTAATTACAAACTTTTGTTTTTTATAAATGAATAATTCTGGATTTATAAATTCGATTATTTGACCGCATAAAATACTAGTATCTATTTTGGGCAGTTCTAAAGCTAATTGTATGCCCCTTAATTCGGCTGCTAACGCGTTTCTTGCAGCCTCGATAGTGCTAGTATCTCCGCCGCTTGAAAGAACCTTACAAACACTTCTAATTTGTCTAACATTTGGATTTCTAACACTATCTAAAGTACTAACGCCTTCGTTTTCGTCACTCGGTTGACGCCTTACGGTTATGTCGCTATGAAAAGCTCTTCCGTTAATAGCCATTTTGCTGGATAATAAATTTGAACTATCATAAGACCTTACAGGCTTTGAGCCTATAAAAGCCTTAAAATAATAAACATCTCCTTTCTTAGTGTGACCAATAACTATATTTCTTTGGCTAGCTAACTGCGTTAAAAAAGATGCTACGGATTGGCTTGGTTGAGCCACCGCCTTTTCATACACCAAATTCATTTTATTTGCTACATTGCTTTCTATAACTTGATTTATTCCAAAAGGCTTTAATAGTTGGGCTGATATTTCTGATAAAGATTGATTGTTTTTTTCCAAAGGATATACACTATCCGGGATGGTGACATCTTCTAATATACCGCTTTTTGAATAACCGCTAAACGAAACTAATTGAGGGGTTTTTGTGGAAGTAAAAGAATTATTAACAATATTACCGGTAAGCAGCAAATCCATATCGTTTGAGAAAATTTCAATTTTAGGATATGTTAAAGGTTTAAATATTTTTTGATGCTCAACATTATCTGGATCAAATCTAGCATCAAAACTAAAAACACTAGCAAAAGTATCTAAATTAAATTTTAGAGTTAAATTGCTAAAATGATTAAAAAACTTTTTTTCTATTTTTATTTTCATGTTATGTAATGCATTTACGTTTTTCCTCTAAATATAATAAGTAATTAACCTTCCTTTTTTTATCCTATAAGTTTCGCTCAATCCAATTTTATTAATCCGCTTAAAAGTTTGCAAATTTTCATCACTTGCAAGTCCTAAAAAACGATGAGTTAAAACAATTAAATTACTATCTTTTTCTAAAATTACGCTCCTTTCTTGTCTAGCGTCAAAACTAATAATAAATAAAGCCTGGCCCGTATAAGTTACCAAATCAATTAATGCAGATTGCAAATCTATATCTGGCGAATATTCATCGCTTGTATTTTCTATTGGAACTTGATTTGCATCAATAGTAATTAAATAATCATTATACAAAAAAAGAAGATCAGAATTTACGCTTTCAATATCAGATCTAACTATATAATCATCTGGCAAAGGATTAACAGATGATTTTGCGAAATTGCCTAATAAAGTAGCTGCTTGAGATTCAAAATAATATTTACTTTGCCGATTTTCTGGATTTATAGTATTTTTTATTTCTGCATAAGCCGCTTTAATTGAATCAATTTTACTCCTTATATTTCTGCTAAAATTAGCCGGTTCGCTTAGCACTAATTGAGCGCTACTAATTGCAACATCAGTTTCTTGGACAAGTAAATTTAAATCTCCTAAAGCTTTATTTTTTAAAGCCGTATATTCGTTAAAATTAATGGAGTCTGGCTCAAATCTAGCAGCTGATATTTCTATTGATGATTTAAGGTCGTTTATATCTCCCGTTTGCGGTTTTGCTTTTGAAACATAATTTTGTATTCCTATGCTATTAATTTGATTAACGCGCTCATTAACTTCATCTGGTATTGAATCTGTATCTTGTGGGTAATCATCAGCTATGCTTTCCCAAAATAAAACGTTTATTTCTGTATTGCCAAAACTGTTATCATTCCTTTCTATATTGGTCGGATGACCGCTTAAAGTCCCATAAAAAGGATGCGTAACAGTCCAAAGTCGTTTATCTTTTGCGCTGTTTTCAAATTCTTTTGCTTGATCTAAATTATCATCACCAGTAAAATAAAAGTTAAGCGGAAAAGATCCAGATTCCGATTCCTTACGATCAATAAAAGAACCTCGGACATTTATAAAATCATACTTTGCAAAGTTTAGTTTTGTTGATTTTACACTATCTCGCCAAAGTGGATAGTAAACAGATCCATCACCTGTTTTAATTGTAAATTTTATGTTTTCTAAATTGTCTTTCCAAGCCATTATTTCCAATGTTTTTTAAGTTGGTATTCTGCGTTTTTTTTGTAGAATATGTTTATCTTTTTTGAAGCTTCTCTCTTTGCTGCTCTTATAAATCCCCTCCCGCTTACGTTTGCACTATCT